TGCTTGTTCACCGTCGCCCAACCGATGCTCTCGGCACGCTTCGGATCGACGCCGCGCTTCCGCTCGCTCTCCGCGATGTGCTTCGCTTGGCGCTTCTGCTTCGCTGAGTGTCGACCCGGCATGCGGCTAGCCTACTCCAGGCACCAGCCGCGCGTACAGCGTTCCCCAGTAGTCTGGGTCGAGGCGATGCTTCGCGCTGAACCTCTTCAGGTGTGAACGCATGAACTTCGAGAACCCTTCTCGTCCGAGGCGCTGCGCACAGCGCTGCAAGGTGCGGATGGAGATGCCGAGCTGGTTCGCAAGCTCAGATGGGTTCGCATTCTTCGAGTCGTCGTGCTGGACGACGACGAGCGGCAGAGGCTGTGCCGGCTTCCCGCCAGCTCCGCCCTTCTTCTCGTTCGGGTAGTTGTACCGCGTCTTCCCGCCGGCTCCGGCCTTCTTCGATGAAGCCTTCTTGTTCGGCGTCTTCTTGACCTTCTCCTCCTTCGTCTTCTTCGGGAGGGCCTTGATGACGAGAGGAGTCGTGAATGGGAGCAGCATCTTTTCGTCCGCCACGGTGAGGGACAAGCACGGGAACTCGACGGCGACCGGAGGGAAGCGCTTGATCGGTGTGCGCGCCGTAGTCGCAACGTACGCGAGCGTGATGTGCGGGACGTACCCGTGCGCGTTGCTCGGTACGATACCCTCAGCAGCCAGCTCTTCGAGCAGCTGCGGACGGATCCGCGTGAGGTCCGGCGAATCCACCGAGAGGTAGATGACGTCCTTGCCTTCGCTCGTGTGGCTCGCGCTGAACCGTCCGACACCGCCGAGCATCGCCTTGATCGGTCCTGACTTCTGCGAGATGCGACGAACGGCAGCGAGTGCTCCGCTCTTCTGCTCCTCGGTGAGATCCTTGCCGAGGTACACGACCGTGATGTGCATGCTCTCCGGCGATTCGCCACCTGGGATCGCGACCTGCTCGGCAACGGCACGCGGCAGATGCAGCGCCACCATCGTGCCGGTGTGCCCATCAGCCTTGATGATGAGCTGCGGACGCGACAGCTCACGGTCGACGTTCGTCATCTCCTTCGCCGCCTCGACACGACGTTTACGAAGTGCCATCCCGCGTTCCTCGTCGGATAGCCGGTCGAACGTCTTCCACACGCGCTGATCGTCAATGTCCGCTTCTCGGACAGAGATGCCACGGCTGTCGAGCGCGAAGTAGTATGGCTTGCCCTTCGAGTCGATCACGCCGACGTAAGCGTGATCCGATCGGCGGAACGCCGAGCGCGAGACCTCGACCGGTGAGTAGATGACGAGATCTTCGCGGACCGACTGGTACAGGCTCGGAGGCATCCGCACGCGATCGAGCTGGAACGCTGGCTCCTCGATCTGACCATGCACCCACAGCGAGAACTCGCGCGGCTTGGTGAACTGCTGCGTCGGGTACGGAACCTCGGCGATCGACGGACCGACGGGCGTGATGAACAGGTTGCCCCGATTGATGAACTGGTAGGGCGTGGTGCTCATAGCAGCCCTCAGCCTAATCGAGATCGATGGTGTCGAACAGCTCGGCCTTCTTCAGGTCGTCGCTGCGCAACGAGTGGCTGACGACGGAGTCCCAGTCGTCGATGTGGAGGCGAGACAGGACCTCGGGCGTCGGACCGCTCGACTCATCATCTTCACCACCATCACCACCACCTGGTGGTGCTCCGCCCGGCGCAGGAGCGTTCGGCTCTGCGAACTGACGGAGCTGATCGGCGCCGTGCTGTTCCTCATCACCAGGAGTCTGCGAGAAGCGTGGAGGTGGTGCCTCCTGTCCGGGCTGTCCGGGCTGTCCCGGTTGGCCACCCTGCGGAGCTTGCGCCTGCATCTGCGCCATCTGCTCCATCTGCTCCTTGTTCATCTTGTACCCGATGTACGTCGCGTTCATGACGTTGTCGCCGTACTGCACGGGCGGCAGGTCGTCCATCGCGCGCACCTCGTTGAGCGTGTGCGTGTTCTGCACCTGCTGCATGCGGAGCTGCTGCGCCTGCTCCTCGGTCTTCGCGTCGAGCCCGACGAACGCAAGCTCGAAGCGAGGATCGATCTTCCACACGACGTGGCGATTCAGCGTGTCCTCGACGAAGTGCATCAGCGGCTGCAGGCCGCGATCCTTCGATGACTTCTGCTGCGCCTCGTTGTCGGACATGAACACTGGCTTCTGACCGACGCCACCACGGAGGTCGAAGTTGATCTCGGCAGGATCGATGCGGTAGAGCGCGCACGTGATCTTGCAGAGGTACTCCATCCACATCTGGTAGCCCATCTCGGTGTTGCTCATTCCGGTGGGAAGCCACTGGACCTCCTCCGAGTTCATCATCGGCGTCTTCCACGCGTTGCTGATCCCGGCGACCTGCGAGTGCCACTGCCTCTTGAACGCCTCCCACTGCACGGGCGGGATGTTGCCCTTGACGTTGAGGATGCCCTTCATCGTCGATCCCTGCGAGAACATCCGGCGGTTCCACTCCTCCGCCCAGAGGTGGCTCGTGATCGTCGTCATCAGCGTCTCGATCTCGGGCATCCCGTAGCCGTACGTCTTCACGTGCGTGCGCGGGTTGCGGACCGCGAACGCCATCTCGTCGATGGTGAACTCGGCCGTGATCGACGCGTTGATGACCTGGACGTAGCGGATGTCCTTGCGCAGCTCGTTCACGCGCGGAGGCGTTCCCTTCAGCTGCTTCGGTGTCGCCGTGCGGATCGTGTCGCTCGGCACCGCGTTGAACGAGAACACACCACCACCGCGCGTACGCACCGTCTCGAAGCACGCCTGGTCGTAGGTGAGCGAGTCGCGCACGAACTTCGCGATGAACTGCCGGAAGCCGTCGCGGCCGAGGTTGTACTCGCGGCCGGTGTTCAGCACCGTCATCTGGATCTCTTCGCAGCGCTCGCGCTCGCTGTCCGTGAGCAGGCGCTTCTTGTCTCCGTAGCGCGGCTGGATCTTGAAGCCGACGCTGTACTTGTTCGGCTGCGGGCGTGCGAACGCCGCGACCTGGTCGATGCGCGTCAGGATGATCGGAGCGACGTACGTGTCGCGCTCGCCGACCTGACGGAGCGTGTCGTACGTGAGGTACGTGGGCGCGTTGCGGTAGCCCATGCCGACTGAGTCGAGCAGCGCGAACGGATCGGCAAACCACGCCTTCGGCTGGTTCTCCTCCGGCTTAGCCTTCGAGAGCTTGTCCTCGTTGGTCCATGCCTGCTCACGCAGGTCCTCGAACGCTGCCGTGATCGCCTTCTGGATGTCGGCGGGCAGCGTCGGGAGCGAGGTCTGTTCGATCGTGTCCATGCGTCAGGAACCTACGGGCAGGGAGGGCAGGGACCAGCCTTCGGAGCCTTCGGTGCGTTCGGATCCTTCTTCTTGCGCGGCTTCGGAGGAGGACGGTTCTTGATGTGATGCTCGGTCACTGCGCCGAGCGCCTCGCGGTGCGACGCGAACGTCTTCGCGTGGGACTTTCCCGTCTCCTTGGAGGTGTACGTGACGGTGTGTCCGCCCTCTGGATGCGCGGCGACCGTGTACTTGCCATGGGAAGTCTTCGCTTCTCCAGGAGCCTTGTGCGACCACCGGAGCGACTTCTCGACGTCTTCCTCGTTGTGCAGCTCGGCAAGGAGATCGTCGAGCGACTTCTCGACGCCTGGTGCAGGTGCCGCACCTCCGGGAGGTTTGTAGTTCGGGTTCGGCTTCACCGTGTGACCGTAACCACCGTACTGGTTGTCGAGCTTGTCGACCATCCGGCTGGCGCTCACTCGGCTGGAAGCACCACGACCGTTCGGAGCGAGCTTGCCCGTGACGATGTGCGAGTGCTTCGTGTCGTTGATCGCCTTCTCGATCTCTTCTACAGCATCGGTGATCCCATTGATGGTGTCGTCGAGCGACTTGTACGAGACGCGAGGAGCAGACGCCTCTTCCTTCTTCGGCATCGTCGACATCGATGGCACCTGCGCGATTGGCTTCGACGGTGCTGCAGGACCAACACGCTTAGCTGCCTCGCTCATCCCCTCTTCCATGTCGATGTGCTTCGGAGCAGCAGGCTTCGACGCCACCTGTGGTGCTGCCGGCTTCGCCGGACCACCGCCACCGAACTCGGGACGGTTCTGTCCTGGACGATTCGGGCTCGGTGCAGTCGAGACGCGAGGAGGCTTGTGCTCAGTCCGAGTAGCGAATGCTTCACGACCAACACGCGCACCGTGGTCATCGGTGCCACGCGGCGTGTTCTGCTGCATCAGCTTCTTGGCGCCAGCCTCACCCCGAGCACGCAGCTTGCTCGTGTCGATGTTGAATCCCGAGGATGGCTTCGGAGACTCAGGCTTCGCGGAGTCGTTCGGTCGCTTGAAACGGGTTTGGTATGGTTTCTCTGATGTGGGGACCTCTGGGGCAGTCGCCACGGACGGACGACGAGGACCCTTCGAGATGTCGAGTGGATCCCAACCGTCGCTCTTCGCAAGCCACTCGTCGCTGTCCAGCGACTTCTGCGCGACCTGCGGTGCCTTCGGCGCCTTCGGCATCGGAGCAGGAGCAGGAGCAGGCATCTTCTTCTCCTGCGCTTGAGCCTGCGCAACACCACGCATCGAAACGCGGCCCTGATCTCCAGCGTCGGAAGTCTTCTTCGGCATCGGCTGGTACCCACCAGCGACCGGAGCATCACCATCACCCTTACCGATCGAGACCGGGTTGGCTCCGGTCGTGCCGGCGTGCGCTCCGCTGAAGGTGATGTTCTTGGGGACCTTGTTGGCCACCGTCTTCTTGCCGCTCGACTCGCTCGGCCCGCTTGGCATCGGCGCACCACCGTGCTCGGTGCCGGTGCCCGCAGCGAAGCGTCGCGCGTGCGTCTCGGAAGCGCGTCGCGCCTCGCGATGAGAACCGTACGTGCCGACGCGAGCCGAAGGTCCGCCACCACGCGGGTGGAAGTCGACGTGCTGCGATCCACCACCAGCCGCCGACACCTCGTACTTGCCGTGCGCGTGATAGAAGGTTCCCTTCATCATGCGAGGATCGAACTGCGCCTTGGATGCGTCGTAGACGAACGCGACGAGGTCGTCGATGTCGATCACCGAGCGCTCACGGTTGCCGAGCTTCTGCATCAGCGACTTCGCGACTGTGTGCGCCTCGATCGGAGCGCACGAGCAGAGCTGGTAGCCGACGTTCGCCGGAGCCGTGCCGATCATGCTGCTGCTCTGGCAGAGCCGGCACATCGACTTCTGCATCGTGGTGTGCTGCGAGATGAGGCTCTTGACGAAGTGGACGTGCTCCTCGCCAAGAGACACCTGCTGGAACGTGACGGGTCGAGTCGATCCGGCGCCGTACAGCTCTGGGATGTCGTACTTGCCGACCTCCGGTGCCTGCGCGCTGCGGTTGCTCATGCCAGGCAGGTACGTGCCTGCACCTCGCGTGAGGGGCGCGTACCCGATGTCGGCCGCTTCGCCGTCACCGCAGAGCCACGGTCGAAGGCCGATCGTGCAGGCGCCGGTGCGTCCAGCCTGTCCATCGTAGTGGAGGCAACCGTTGCACTTCGGGTTCGGCTGAACCTCTTGGGCGACGCGGCCCGGGAATCCGCCGCTGATGACTGTTCCAGCTGCCATGCTGGTCAGCCTACCAATGACTTGCCTACCCCGTCCAGGTGTGGTTCACGTTGCGTTGCCAACCAGGGCAACGAACACCGAGGCTGGGTCGACCACGTTCGGATTCGAGAGGAAGAGGCTGCTGACCTTGCCTCGCCACAACACGACGCCCGGCTGGTCCTGACGCTGGTAGCGGGAGAGGATCGTCGGAGGGAGGCCGGCGGGAACTGGACGCACCGGAACCAGCGGCGCGAGCGCGCTGTCGAGCTGCAGCTGCACCTCCTGGTACGCGATGACCAGGAGCAGCGACGCGGAGGTGACGCTGCCGAAGTTGAATGGGACAGACGCTGCGCTCGGCGCGAGTTGCACGAGTCCCGACTGCGTCACAGCTGCTGTGATGTCGTCGATGTCGTCGAACGCGATCTGCTGGTTGAACGCTTCCTGGACCTGATCGAAGTCGAACGTCGCGAGCGCTTGGAGTGTGACGAAGGTGCGCATCGATCAGCGCATGCCCTTCTTCAGGTCGTTGTCATCCTGGAACGTCTTCTTCGTCATCTCGCCGTCGGACTTCGCGACGCCGTGACAGTTCGGACACGTGCCGGTGCCGATCCACTTGTGGCCGCACAGCGTGCAGCACATGTCCTGCGGCTTGTTCTTCATCATGGCTTCGAGCTTAGCCAGAGGTCGGTGGCGGAGGGAAGTGTCCTGCTGGGAGTTGCTCATTCGACTTGTCCTTCTGAGCGGCTGCAGCCTGCGCTTCTTTGCTGATGCGTGCAAGTTCCTCTTCGACCTTGCGCTGCGCATCGGCAGGGTCGCCGTCGATCTTCTTGAGCAGCTCGGCCGCAGTGAGTCCCTGGTTCGGCGTCTGCGCGCGGAGCGCGGCACGCTGCTCGGCGAGCTTCTTCTGCTCGGCCTCGAAGCGGACGACGTCACCACGCTGCAGGTCCGCGATGAGCAGCGGGAACGACTCCGCCATGTGGTTCTCGATGTCGTCAGGCATCAGGCAGCTCTCCTCTTCTTCTTGCGCGGCTTGAACTCGGGCTTCTCCACCTCGGGTTCCTCGCCGGTGATGTTGTCGGTCGGCGTCTGTGAAGAGATTACCGCCATCGCCTCCAACGAGCGACCACGGATGTTCTTCCCCTTGAGCAACGCGCTGATGCGCACCAGCTCATCCTCGATGACCTGCTTCTGATCCTTGGCGACCCAGAACGTGAGCGCCTCGAACTGCTCTCCGTTCTTCGTCTTGGTCTGCGGCTTGGTGACCTCCAGCGCCGAGTGCAGGCGGAGACCGTCGACGTAGCGTTCGTTGCGGTCCTTCCCGACGCGCTCCATGAAGCGTCCCTGCGCCTCGCGATCGGGGAACACGACCACCGCGTAGAACTCGGGGTCGTTCGCGTCGATGTCGCGCTCGCGGTGCTCCTTGCGCTCGCGCTTCATGCGCTGGATCTTGGAGATCTCGTCGATGTCGCGCTGAACTGACCCAGGAGCCTCGTCGAGGTCGAACATCGTCACGGCGTAGTCCGTGTCCTCGAACATCATCTGCAAGGTCATGTCGTCGAAGCCGGCGACCTTGTAGTCGATCTCCTCGTCGGCGATCAGCTTGCCGAGCCCGTCGACGTCGTACGTGCCCTGCGCGTCTGGGTTGTTGAAGAAGACGTTCTGCTCCTTCTCCTCCTTCTCGTTGAGGTCGACGATGGCGACGTCGAGCAGGTAGTTGGAGAGGCCCTTCTTCGCGGCACGCTCGTCGAGGATGCTGAGACGCTGATGACCGGAGACGAGGTTGCCGGTCTGCTTGTTCCACACTAGCGCTTCGAGCAACCCCTTCTTCGTGATGTTACCGACGAGCTTCTTGCGCGCGTGCTCGTCGATCTGCCTCGGGTTGTACGGCGCATTCTTGATCTGCTTGCGGTTGATGCGCCCGACGACGAACTTCTGGTCGGGGTGCAGCTGCGCTTCCGTCTTGTCCTTCTTGTTCTTCATCTGTCCCTCAGCGATGTCTTGAACCGATCGATGTACGTCTTCTGCTTCCAGCTCCCCTTCTGCATCTCGAAGCGAGCCAGGCGGGCAGGGAGGTACGGAAACACTTCGATGATCTTAGCGAAGTCGTCGGGGAAACGATCGCGGATCACGAGGAGCGTGTCCTCGTGGAAGTTGACGCCGGTCATGTTCCTCTTGAGCAGCGACAGCTTCGGTGGCAACGGGATCTTCTTGCGTCGAAGGTACGAGTACACCGATCCCTCGTACCAGCGCATCACCGGGTACACGCGCCTCCCCTTCTCGTCGAGACCTCCGCACCGCTTGAGCATCGCGATGCGCTCGATCGAGTCGGCGAGCCGATGACCGTACGCGATCCAGTCGCACCCAGAAGCCTCGCGCGCGGCCATCTCGATGTCGACCTGCTTGAGCAGGCGTCCGCCGACACCGCCCCAGTGCGGCATGTACATCGCGTTCTGGTAGATGAGGCTCATCCGCCAGTGCGGGAACCTGTGGACGTCGATCTTGTAGCGACGCTCGCAGTGGTGGATGGTCATCTCCGCGCACCGGAGGTCGCGCACCAGATACATGTAGAACGCGGACACGTTCTTCGCACCGAACACGCGCACGCACAGGTCGAGGACCGTCAGCGAGTCCTTGCCTCCAGAGAGTCCGACGAGGATCCGGTCGGTACGATCACGCACCAACCCCAGCAGCCGGAGTGCATCATCGAGCGACGTCAGCCGGTCTCGCCTGACGACCACCCCGCCTTGATGCGATTCGACTTCGTCCGCTTCCGCCCTCCTCCCTTCGCGCGCCGTGATCCTCCTCGGGACGACGTCTTCGTCGGACGCGCCTTGCTCTTCTTGGCCTTCTTCGGGGCCTTCTTCGACTTCTTTGGCTTCATGCCTGGTGGACCTGATCTCGCCATGATGGTTCGCCTTCCTCCGGCGCATGATACGTCAGCGACGCTTCTCGCGGCTCGCCCCGTTCTTGATGTTCTGCTTCGCCAGCAGCTCGATCGCGGCGCGCTCCTTCTTGGAGATCCGACGATCGATCGCAGCCGCGAGCGCCTCGTTCACGAACTCGAAGATGTCCTCGTTGAAGGATGCCGCTGCGTAGCGGACCTTCTCGTAGAGGAGTGGCTCCACGTACAACGACACAGATCGGTATCCAGGCATCCGTCCCACGTCATTCCTCTCTCTGGGCACTCGGCTGCTCCTGGTGCATCTTGCTGGCCTGTGGGCGCGGGTCGCGGTTGTTGTACTTCGCGCTCTGCTTGAGGTCGTACGGGACCTCCGGCGCCTCATTCGTGGTGAGCCACAGCAGCTGCCCGATCGCCATCCCTGCGTACACGCGCAGCCGCTTGATGACGAACAGCTCCATCGTCCAGTGACCTCGGAACCCGACGTCGCCGGTGCCGGCGGTGACGTGGATGCTGAGTCCGAGGCGACCGATGCTCGACTTCCCGTTCAGGAGCGGCAGGTGCGCATGCGACTCGGTGTACTCGATGGTGCTCGCCAGGTACAGCTGACCAGGTTCGAGGACGAAGCCTTCGTCCGGGATTCGGACATCCTCGGTGGGACGTGGCTTCCGAGGGTCGAGCGGACGGCTGACGTAGTTGCCTCCGACGATGTGGACGCCCGGAGGGTCCGGCACCTTGTCGTACTCCTCCTTGTAGACGCGCATCACATCCGAGAGGTGGACGTCGTAGCTGTTGGTGCCGAGGCACTTCCGATCGAACGGCTCGATGATGAGCGCGCCACGCTCGACCTCGCGGATGATCTCGGAGTCGACGAGGACGCTCATGGGGGGTTCACCAGCTTCTTGATGAACTCGAACGCTTCGAGGTCCTCCACGAACTCGTGACCGGACACGCAGAACACCGACTGCTGCGTGTCGCCGCTGAACACGAGTTCCTTCTCCAGCGCATCGGCGTATCCTGCCTCGTAGTAGCCGCCGCGCGCCGGGAACACCTCCGACACCAGGAACCACAGGATGTCGGCCTCGCGGATCGCCTTCTTGTTGCCGTGGACTGCGTTGCCACGGATGACCCGAAGATCTGGTTGGCTCCCACGAGGGTTCGGGACGCCGTCGCACCGCTGCGCGATGACGTCGATCCAGTTCGATGTGCAGTGGATGCCCGCGCGCTTGAGCTGCTCGATGGCAGCGCGTGCGCGGTTCTGTTCCTCTGATGACGCTGCGACGTAGACGCTCTTCATGTCGCTTGCTGCCTGTTCGCGCGCCCGTTGATGGCGACGCGCAGCCAGAAGATGTTGTGGAGGGTGTTCGAGTAGACCGCCGATGCGCCGGAGATCCCCTCGGCCATCGCGGCACGCAGGTAGACGGCGAGGTCGAGCGCTTCCTGGTACGCGTCGATGAGCTGGTCGCGTCCGTTGTGTGCAGTGAGCGGGACGCCGTAGCGCTCGCGTCCAGTGACGTCGCGAGCGGTCATGTCATCGAGCACGTCGCTGACGACGCGGATCTCGTCGGAGGACTCCGACTTCGCATAACGATCCCGGAACTCCTCGATGACCATCTCCCACGCAGGAGTCAGGTCATCGCGCCGTTGAGGTGGAGGTTGATCAACGATCTTCGCAACGGGGAACCCGCCGTTCGCGCCTGCCTCGTCGAGCTTCTTGAATGGGTCCTCGACCCAACCACTCTCGACCGCAGCGCGCTCCTGCGCGTGGATGCGCTCCACCTTCTCGTTCCACGCCTCTCCCCACACCTTGCCCTGTTCGGTGAGCGACGGAGCGTCGTGCATCGTCGGCGTCGCATACTTGTCGCGCCAGCGCGCAGCGGCCTCCTGCCACACGGTGGTCTGCGTCTTCCAGTCTCCGCCGCCCGCGTTCGCGATGAGTCCCCACGCGGCGTCGAGCTGCTCGTAGAGGTTGTCGACGATCTGCCGACGCTCGACGTCGCTGTCGAACAGCACCGCGCGCGACACGTCAGCGTGGGAAGCGGCCCACTGCTTGCGGAACTCGGCGAACTGCTCCGGCGGCATGTCGCCCTTGATCGTCAGCACCGTGATCGGCTGGCGGTTGTGCAGCTCGACGATGCGGTTCGCGTCGAGGAGCCGCATGTGGTGGCAGCACTCCTCGCGGTTGGTGTCGGAGACGACGTCGCGCTTGCCGAGGATCCCCTGCTCGTGGATGCCGCACGCCTCGTCGGCACCAGCCTGGTCGCAGCGGTAGACCGCCCACGGTTGGACGAAGTCCTCGGGTCGGCCGACGTTCGTGCTCGCACCCTCGGTGACTCGCACGCCGTGCGTCTCCCACGTGCGCGGCTCCTTCGCAACGTCGTACGTCGCCGCGAAGATGTCCGGCTTGCACGGGTACAGCTCGCCCTTCACACCACGGATGATCCAGTCGGTGCGCTCGCCGCGCATCTGACCCTCCGGTGTGTTGATGAGCACCGCGTCCAGCTCGAAGCCCATGACGCCGCGCTCGAACGCCTCGACGACCCACAACGCGATCCGGTCCTCCGACTTCACGGAGAAACGACCGGAGCCTGCACCGTCGAGGATCTCGCTCGCGAGGATCGCGTCGATGGTGACGGGACGCTTCGTGAAGCGACCCATGGTTAGTTCGTGCTCTCCGCGTTCGCGATGGCGCGCTCCGCGTCCTGGACGTCCTTCCAGAGGAGGTCCTTGTCGCCTTCGAGGACCTGCACCGGGAGGTGGTCCGTCTTGAGGTCCTCCACCAGCACGTCGGGCGCGGGCTTCGGATCGTAGTCGCGCATCGGCAGCTCGGGAACGCTCGGCGACGCCTCCGTGGTGGAGGTGCTACCACGCTTCGCCAGGCGGAGGTTACGGGTGAGTGGCCAGTAGCGCTCGGGCTTCGCGTTCGGCGAGTGCAGGACGCTGACGATGTAGCTCTCGTGGTGGCGAGAGGAGCCGAAGCCCTTGTCGCGGGGGATCTTGTGCGCAGGCACGACCTCGACGACCGTGCCGGCCTTCTGCTTCCAGTGCCCGCCAGCCTGCGACCTCCACGACACGCGGTCACGGACCGAGAACGACTTGACCTGCTGCTTGCTCATCTTGCAAGCAAGCTAGTACGGCTTGCACGCCGACGTCAAGCCACGAGGTGGAGGCCGATCTGCAGATCGTCGACACTGCAGCGTCGTGTGGGGATCGTCGGCCCGAGCGATCCACCGAAGAGATACCACGGAGATCGATCCGCTTCGGGCGAAGACGAACGCAGCTTTCCCCACCATCACCATCAGTCGCTAGCTGGAGGTGCCTTGTCTGGCACCACAGGCGACGCGATTCGGCCACCAATCGGCTACCGTTC